TGGTCAATTCCCAAACTGGGAGTTGACCACCCAACTCAATTTTGCCCTTGTTAGGGCCCCGTTGAGGAACGGTGTAGTATCGTTACGGACAAAATGGGCATAAAGCCCATAATCCCCGCCAAGCTCACCCCGAATACCCTGGGTTACTAATCCAGGTACTAGGCTCTGCATGCACTGATATCCGCGGTGCCACCTTTTAACAAGGGGCCCCGTGTATTCAGTACAGCAGTCCGACAAGGTGCAGGAAAGGGCTTCCAAACCCTTACCTTCGAGGAAATTGATATATTCCCTCCATTGCAACCAAGTCCGGGGGTCTTCAACACTTGTGGTTTTCATTTTAAGGATACGATGGTTTTCACCATTGAATACCCACTCGCCGCAACTCTCTTTAACAAGAGTTTTAGCGCAGGTTTTTTCCTTATTAATGACAAATCCACAACCCTCCAATGTGAGGATTACTTCCTCACATGCTTCCTTAGGGCAGATGATATCATCCCCGAAGACCTTTAAGGGTCCACGAGGCGTATGATATCTATCTGCTAAAAGACTTACAACACTTCGGGCAATAGCCCAAAATATTAAAGTCTCAAGCGGGAAGCATAACGCGTTACCCATTGTCGCAAGACAATTAGGTTTCCATACCTCATCTCGGAAGATGAGGTTACGAGACCTATAACGCGTCACCAGGGAGAAAAACCATCTCGGCAGCACTAAACGCGACAACTCAAGTGATAAGTTGTCACTAGCATCCTTAAGATCAATTGTACAGATATCCTGTCTGTAACAAAGATCTTGATTTTGCCTAGTGTTGAAAAAGGAGATGGATCTTCTCGTGAGAGGATGCACGGTAAGTAAGTCATAAAGAAGAGTCATTAAGCCCTGTTGGGCGAACTGATTCTCTTTAGGCTCGATACATATGATTCTAGGACCACGAAAGTCCTTAGGAACACATGTAACCCGCGCATATGGTTGTTTATTCAAGGTCTTAATAGACCTAGGATAATTAGGCGTACACTGAAATAATTCAGGAGGAACGCCAGGCCATATGGAAAAATTCCATTTCTCACGGGGACTAGAATGATCAGCTACAACACCAGGACCATGACGACCCCACGGTTTATTTCTAAACCATCGAATCGCAAGGTTCTGGGGAAGCGGAGTGTTGAAAATTCGTTCTAAAATTTCCCTTGCATAGACTAAAGGTTTATTAGCAGTTATGCTAATTTGCCTAGTTGTCCGTGCACGGAAATCATGAACGGAAGACAAAACTTTGTCCTCTTCAACACCATTCTCCACTTTTGAAAAGATCAAAAAGAACTGCCTCAGGAGAAAGGCAGATCGATTTGAAATTTTAATTGTGGGCAACAATGAACCGCTATCCGACCAAACACTACTAAAGTGTTGGTAAAATAAGCGAGGCAATGCTGTATTTTTCTTAAGAATCCAACCATCAGGAACAATTAGATTTGTTTCCATGATAAAGGATCGCTCTATAGCCTTGCCTAATTCAGGCATGGTTATAAAGGCAAATCGAGTACCTTCATTCTCTAAACGAGAAAGAATATACTCGAGATCTTGAGAAAAATAAGAACTCTGATGACTCTTATCCATATCAAAGATAAGAGAACGAAGAATGGACTGCATTGAAGCAGAAGGCTTTACGGTCCCGAGCATAGCTCGTTTCCTCCCTTAGCTTATACCAGCCGCGTCCTATTTCTTACTAAGGTGCTGAGCTACCTTTTCTAATAAATAGAAAATTAAGCTCTTGCAGAAAGATAACACATAACGTGGTATCTTACGCAATTGTACCTTCCGCTAACGCTACTCTATTATTCGTGTTGGAAAAGGCATTACCGATATGAGCAATTAAATTCTCAGTATCGGCAAGTGTCCAGACCGAATCACGAGGAATAGATAATGATAGGGTCGCAGACCCAACAGCAACAACACCAGTTGTTGCGTTGATCTTGACTTGTCTATCAACAAGCGTTACTTTATCGTTCGCCTTACTTGAAGGATCACCAAGTTTGGTGGTCAATTCAAAAGTATGGGGAGCAGATAAAGGGAGCGATATATCGCGATAAGCGATAGTCGTTCCAGTGGTTCCAATCATGGTAACAGTACATAAACTGGAATCATGATTGTAAAGACCGATAGAAGCAGCAGGCATAAAGCCTCCATAAGGTTTATAGCAGACGCTGTGCTAATAAAGCACCGGCATCCACTAAGTGGATAAGATTGAGGCTACCAAAGGCACCGATATGTTGACTCTCAGGCGGAAAGCCTGGAGTACGTCTGTACTTTTTGAGTACAGGTATATTAGGGATAGTGTAAGAAGTAGAATTGCCTAAGCCATTAAAGTAATTATCAGAAGAACTGGTAATATTCATACTACCAGAAACTTCGATTTTACTTGAATAGCCGACATTCCGCAAATTATACTGTCCGAAAAATACAGGATTGCTTGCCAAAAACTTTTGTATGTCGACAAACCAATCGACAACAAAGGAAAATGGTAAAGCATCCCACATAGCGGCCGGAAGATTCTGGGCTCCTACAGCTTGCAACAGGTAATCCAATTTCGATAGGACATGATAATGCTCCCCTCGGAGTATTTCTACTCCAAAAGAGGACTTACATGTCCAATCTAATGGACCTGTTGAAATGTTGAAGAAACCATAAGGATTTTCCGGAATGTCGGGGAAGATGGTACCACTAACATGTGTCGATTTCGACACATGCGTGTAAGATGCCTTACTAGTGTTTAGAAAATCGATATGTTTAGAGACAGCACCCCATGCATGGATAAATTGATCCATGTCACGGAAGAAGTTGTCCCAACCATATTTCTTTTCTAACCAAAAGTTGGATCCAGCCTTTATAAGCTGTCCTAATGTAGAAACATTAGGGCTCCAACGAGCAGTAAGGAGACCAAAGGGATTTTCAAACATCTCAATGGTCTGACCAATCTCGTAAATGTCAACCAGCAAAGTATCACTGGT